GGTGTAACAGGTACATTATCCGGTGCCAAAGCACATGAATGGGTATTGATGGGATTATTTGGACAGATATATAAGGCCACCACATCAAAAGAGTTGATGGAAAAGAAACAACTAGCAGAACTAACCATCAAATGCCTTTTGTTGAAATATAGTGAAGAAGAATGTCACTATATGAAATCAGCAACCTATCAGGAAGAACTTGAATACATTATTTCCAATACTAGTCGTAATAAGTTTATATCTAATCTTGTCTTGTCTTTAGAAGGCAATACCTTATTACTGTTTAACTTTGTAGAGAAGCATGGCACCGTCCTCCACGACATGCTAAATAAGAAAGTCAAGGACGGCCGTAAGGTCTTTTTTATCCATGGAGGTACAGATGTCAGTGAACGTGAAGAAATACGAAAAATCGTTGAAACTGAACGAAATGCAATTATCGTTGGTAGTGTTGGGGTGCTTTCTACTGGTACTAATATTGTGGCACTTGATAATGTTATCTTTGCTTCCCCCTCAAAATCAAAAATTAGGAATCTACAGTCAATCGGTAGGGGCCTCCGTGTCAGCGCCACTAAGAAATCCGCCACTCTCTTTGACCTCGCCGATGATTTCTCCTATAAGAAACGTGAAAACTTTACCATCAAGCACTTTATGGAGAGGTTAAAAACTTATAGTGAAGAAGGTTTCAAATTCAAAATCTATAAAATTGACATGAAGGATAAGTGATGACAACTGAAAAAGAATACCCTCCTATTAAATTTGTCCGTTTAAAAAACGGAGATGATGTTATATGTGAGTTAATGGAATGGGAAGAAAACAGTGTCATCACTTATACCTTAATCAATCCTTTTAAAGTGGTTTATGTTCCTGCATCACCAAAAGGTTATGTTCATATAGCCTTTATGCCTTGGGTATTTACCAGTATATGTGATAAACAGGAGTTTATGATTAAAGAAACCGATGTTATGATGATAAATGATGTTTCTAGTTATATGCAAAAGTATTACTGGGAAACAATGGAAGGACCAGAAGATCAATCGGTTGAGGAAGAAATGGAAACGACAGAAGAAAAAGATTTGGAAAGTCTCAAAGATATAATTGATAAATTAGGATTAAACACCAAAAGGACTATGCACTAATGGCTAAAGAAACCAATCCATACCTATCATTTGACGATGATACTATGACAAATGACTTTGGGTTTACCTTTGATGATGAAACGGATCTAACACCTATTACAGGTGAAGTGGAAGACCTAAAGAACAGACTACAGGCAATCCGGAAGATTTACATGCCATTACTACAGAACTTGGCAAAAAATTCCGACCAACCTATTATCAAATGGCCAGATCGTGGTCCGGTGCTTAAAAAGCAAATAGACAAACTTACAATGCTCACGGAACCAGGATTTAAGTAACCTTTATGGCCGATGCTTCGCATCGGACTCACTTCGTTCGTCCGGAGCATCTGGTTAATATTTGGTGGTGGATACGGAGTATATTATACACATAACTTCTGGACCTTGTCAAGCTAAATCTGCCATTGACTTTAAACTTTTTTTATTGTATAATGTTTCATTCACTCAAAAGAGGTTACTATGGTTACTAAAAAGAAGAAGACACATTATGTAGACAATGAAAAGTTTTTAGCAGAAATCATTGAATACAAAACAAAAGTTGTTCACTCTAAAGAGAATGGACTAGAGAAACCACGGGTATCGGAATACATTGGTAAATGTATATACCTTATTGCTGAGAACCTTTCACATAAACCTCGTTTTATGAACTACTCATTCCGTGATGAGTTGGTATCTGATGCCATTGAGAATTGCTTCCTTTACTTTGACAATTTCAATCCCGATATCTCCAAGAATCCTTTTGCATACTTTACCCAGATCATTTACTATGCCTTTCATAGACGTATATCTAAGGAAGAAAAAAATAGATATATAATGTATAAAAAATTTCAAGAAAGTGTATTGGATACAAGTGATGCATCTCTCATGGTAGATCATGATGATAACCACTTGATTTCCTCCACGATGTATGATAACCTAAACGAGTTCATAAAGAAGTTCGAGACAAGGGAATCCGAAAAGAAAGAGAAACGGAAACTTGCCAAAGAAGGTCTAGATAAATTTATCGAGGAAGATGACAATGAAAGAAGAGAACCAGTTTGATGTACCTTTCCAGGTCCAACAGTTATTGTCGGCCTTGAAAGATAAGAAAGAAAGAGTCCATGTTCGTGGTAACTATCGTATGCGGTTAGATGCCATTAAACGTGCCATTGATAATGCAATCAATGAGTATGACACTGAAATGGGTCAGTCGTCCTTGTTTGGAAAGAAAAGAAGCAATGGACGTAGATGATATGATCAAAGAGATTGATCAAAATCTGGAGTGGTTCTGTGATCGGATCATGGAGCCTGTTCCACATAACAACAAAGATAAAGAAAGAGTTTTCCAAAGGATGATTAATCTTGGATGGTTGAGACAAAGTGAAGTTGATACTTACAACGAGTTAACTAAGGAAGATTAATGACTAAGATTGCTATGGTAACGGACACACATGCAGGTGTCCGTAATGATAATCCGGCGTTTCAACTATACCAGAAACGTTGTTGGGAATGGTTTTTCAATTACATTGATGGAACTGATATTAAACATATCATTCATCTTGGTGATATCTATGACCGCCGTAAATACATAAACTTTATGAGTGCCAAACGGTTGCGTGAAGATTTCTTACAACCATGCGAGGAGAGAGAAATTGATACGCATATTATTGTTGGTAATCATGATATGTATTATAAAGACACTCATGAAGTCAATGCACTCCGGGAAGTTGTCGATGGGAGATATAGTCGTATTGTCGTTCATGATATACCTACCATTGTGTCTATTGGTGGACTGGATATCCAATTGATGCCTTGGATCACGGACTCTAACCGTGATCAGGCAATGGATGTTATCAACAACCCAAGAGCCGAAGTTCTTATGGGTCACCTAGAACTAAACGGTTTCACCATGCATAGAGGGTTAATATCAGACCATGGACTTGATCGTGTTACTTTTGATAAGTTTGATAAAGTTTACTCTGGACATTATCATCATCGTTCCACTATTGGTAATGTATCTTATATCGGTGCTTTTGCTGAATACACCTGGCATGACTATGCTGATCCTCGTGGTTTTTCTGTATTTGATACTGAGACCAGAGAGATAGAGTTTATACAAAACCCATATAAGATGTTCCGTATTGCTAAGTATGATGATGTGGCAAATCCGGAGATTGTAGAAAAAATCCAAAATACAGACTTTAGTAGGTATAAGAACACTTATGTAAAGTTGGTCGTGATAAACAAGAGTAATAATTTTGCGTTCGAACTCTTATTCGATTCTATATACAAAGCAGGACCTTTAGATATTACTATAGTAGAGGATCCATCTGTTCTTTTGGAAAATGAAGAAATGGAAAATATTGATGAAACGGAAGATACTCCTACCATATTGAAAAAATATATTAGTGGATTAACTTTACCTGTTGATAATAAAAAAATGTCTAATTTTTTATTGGATGTATATCAAGAGGCTCTTTCGGTAGAAACGGTATGATTACAATTAGGACCGTGTTTCCATTTTATAAAGTTTCCACCAGACATAGATTTACCACATATTTCACAGGTAATTTTTGCTTTCGGTTTTCTCATTGCTTGTTTGTGTTCTTCTGTTTTAGGACCACTTAATGCTTGTTTGTGTGATTCAGATTTAGGTTTGTTTTTAAGTGCTTTACTGATGGCAGCATTTTGTTTTTTAGATTGTTTTTTACCTTTATGAGAGGCACTTTTTTTCTGTCTGGTGGAGATAGGTTCTGGGCCTGTTTTCATTCCTTTATTCCAAGGAATAAAATAATTTATGTGATCACAATAATCATCTTTTATGTCTAAAATGGAAAATCCACCTGGGTCAATACCAAGTGCTTCGGCGAGAGGACAATAAATAGTCATTGCTGGTGCTCCTTGTAAGCATTAGAGTCCGTAGGAGTTGGCCCTCCGTGACGGACAATACTATTTAGGCGTTTTGATACTTGACATATCTAATATATTGGTATATAATCATTAATGTTATAATATAAAGGTGAAAATATGTTGACCTTCCATATGGTTCGTTGGAAAAACTTTTTATCGGCTGGTAACAACTGGACCGAGTTGGAGTTAGATACACACAAGAATACCTTAATCATGGGACACAATGGGTCAGGTAAGTCCACATTTCTGGACGCCTTGACCTTTGTTCTGTTTGGTAAACCTTTTCGTAAGGTCAATAAAGGTAATGTCGTAAACTCTATCAATGGTAAGAACTGTGAGGTGGAGATTGAGTTTTCTGTTTCAAACAAACGGTACAAGATTATTCGTGGTGCGAAGCCAAATATCTTCGAGATTTATTGTGAAGGTAAAATGGTCAACCAGGATGCAGCAGCCAAGGACTATCAAGAATACTTAGAAAAGCACGTTCTTAGAATGAACTTTAAGTCCTTTACACAGGTTGTTATTCTTGGTTCAGCTTCGTTTGTTCCTTTCATGCAGTTGTCACCTGGTGATCGTAGAACGGTTATTGAGGATCTATTGGACATTCAAATCTTTTCTGCCATGTCTAATGTGGTCAAGAACCGACTACAGATCAACCGTGAAGGACTAGAGAAGAATAGGATTACTTTAACTAGTAAAAATGAAAATAAAACTTACATTGAGCAGACTTTAGAGTCCTTAAAGTCAAATAATGAAACTAAACTTTCACTT